GCATCGTCCGCGGCGCTTTGAGCATTATCGGCAGCTGTTTGAGCGTTCTTAGCTGCAGTTTGTGCATCATTGGCATCTTGAAGAGCTTTTGATACATTCTTTTCGGCTTCAGTTACTGCATTTTGGGCAGCTTGAACTTGTTCTTTTGTCGCGTTGACATCGGCAGTAACATTTTTTAAATTTTCTTTAGCAGCAGACAAATCTGACTCTGCAGACTGTAATCTGTTGTTCGCACTTTCAGCTGTAGCTTTTGCTTCGTTTGCTTTTTGTTGGGCATCAGTAGCATTAGCGCTTGCTGAATCGGCTGAAGTTTGAGCATTCTTAGCTGCAGTTTTAGCATCATTTGCTTTTTGTTGAGCTTCGTTAGCAGCCGTTTGAGCGTCTTCAGCAGCTTTACGAGCAGCAGTAATCTTTTCTTGAGCATCTGTCGTATCATTTTCAAGTTTAGCTATTTTATTAACTTGACTTATTAAACCTTCAGCATTTTGAGTAATTTGACTTTGAAGTCTTCCTTCAATCTCAGTCACATCACTTTTACCGGCATATGTCTTTTCAATGTTTGTAGACAACTCGGTTGCACTTTTAGTAATTTCAGCTTTAAGACTTGCTTCAGTTTCACTTAGATCAGTCTTTTTAGCATAGCTCATTTCAAGAGTTTCTTTCGTCTCTTGTAAGTCACCACTAAGACCATCCAAAGTTTCTTTTGTCTTTTCAGCTTGAGACGCCATTTCATCAAGTGTTTTAGTTGTCGATGTAATGTCTTTTTGTAAATTATTGATATTTTCTTTAGCTTTTTTAATATCTTCCTGTGCCGAGTCAACT